GTGATTAGGGACGAACGCGAATTCGTCGAGAAAGAGGATATTGAATGACATGCCTCGGACAGCACTTGCAGATGTAGAAGCTGCCAATATCTTACTGCCATTCTCTAACTCCAAACTACCTTTGTTCCATGCTATGATACCTTGCTGCATCCACTTTGGTAAGTTCTCGTATGCGGTTTGTAATCTATCAAGAAGTTCTCTTGCGGTTGCAGCTTTGTTTGCTAGAATGCCTATATTGACATTATCATTAAATACTGCATAGTGTAAAAGAAAAGAAACCACAGTTGTTGATTTACCTGTCTGCCGTGGCATCTTGCAGATATTAAATCTGTTATTGTGAAAATTATTAACTAACTTTTCTTGAAATGGATATAACTCAAAAGGTTGTAATCCCTTATCAAGAGTCACAATCTTCACATAATTTTTTGCAAAATATACTGGGTCATTCTGACATTTAATAAACTCCTCAATCTGTTCTTGAGTGAATTCAATCGCAGTATTTGCTTTTTTTAATAATGGATTGCCAAGATATACATCACTCATAATTTACTCACATAAGTTCTTTAGTTGCAATTCCAACGACGGAGGGCTTTATTGATTCTAGAATCTGGGTCTCTAGCAGTTTTGGCTGAAGTAAGACGCTTTTTCATTCCACTCATTCGTGAACAGAAAGACTTACGACGCTTTGCATCTTTAGAACCTGCTTTTAATTTTGATGGTTTTTTAGTAACTGCAGTTTTCAGTTTTGAACCTGGATTCTCTCTGCGATAGGCATCAACTGCTTTTTGACTTAAACCATCGGTTTTGTCTTTGCGATTTACAGATTGCCAATCTTCATCAACCTCTTCTTCAGACACATAAAGCAATTGTTCCCCTGGTTTGTAATCAGTTACATAATAGGTATTTACTTTTGAACCGGGATAGACCTTTTCAATTTGGTCTTGAACCTCTTTTCTACTTGGTTTTGTAATTTGTGGGAAGAACAACTTAATCATATAAAACTTTCCTCTCCAACTCAAAGTTACCACAATTACATTTCCAGTTCTTTGTGGAACTCTTACTGCTTCACCAATATCACCACCACCATCTGATGGTTCTTCTGGTACAAAATCCTCTGGGGTTTCTGGTGCTAAAGATGCTGGCTTTGAGAACATATCCCAATAGTGACCACCATACTTACATTCGGTTCTTAATTCATTCTTTTTGCATTTTGGACAATATCTTTGAACACCACATTCTTCTTTTACTGATTTCCAAGGTTCTGGTTTGATGAGGTCAATAAACTCATATTCAGTTGCTTTGAAATCATCTCTCCAATTAGAAAATTCATATCCTTCTTTGAACTTCTTACCAGCCTTCATTCTCTTGACATCATTTTCAACTTTTTTATGAAGTTCACCCATCTTCTTATCAGTTTTCAGAGCGTCATCAAGCACACCTTCTTTCGTGACTTCAATTTCTTCTTTTTTGACGCAATTTGGATATTTTTTTCCAAACATTTTTTTCATACCTTTTTTCTCATAACCAGGCCAACACTTTTCACCAAGATCAATTTCTTCTTTTTTAGTTTTATTTCCCCAATTAGCAGCACCTTTTTTACGGCACTTAACTAAAGCACCAGAAGCATATGCAGAAGGCCAAACCTTATAACGAGATTTTACTTTATGATAACAAGCATCTTTTTCACCTGCTGCTTCGATCATTGCTTCTTCTGTTTTCACGTTAATTGCCTTCCCTTTTCTATCTGGATTTGGATCTTTTCGATTCTTGCGTCTAAAAGCTGCTTCTTCCTCATCTTTAGAAAGATTGCGCTTCATTTTTGAAGAACCACACTTGGGTTTGGTTGTTTGACCTGGTTGCTTTGCACAGGGTTTTCCTGCATACTTGCCGCCCAGTTGAACCCAACCAGGGGTGCCATCAGAAGAGCGACTCTTGCTAAACCAGTCACGCAAAGAACTATCACCACTTTTCGTTTCTTCGTTAGTAACATAATCTGCTGCAGTATCAATGTAATCTGCTGCTTTAGTAATTTTAGATTGAACCCAGGCTTGTAAATTGCCCTCACCTTTTTTACCCATCTTCTTTTGAAGACGTTTAACAGCACTTGCTACGGTCTTTAATTCTGACCTAGCCATAGAATATTCGTGATCTTTTTTTTCTTCACTCATTTTCTTTTTGCGACCCTGGCAGTGAGCTCTCTGACTAAAACCCTTTGGGTTATTGCAGTCAATACTCTTTTTATATTTATCTGACCATTTTTCTTGAAGAGAACTCATTGCCTTTAAGTGTCGAAAAAGAACATATGGAATAATCTAGAGTCATATTTATCATATCCAAAATATTTAGACGCAGCATGAGGGCACTTTGCATCCCATATGACTAATCGATTAAAAACATTGCCAACAACATCAATATGATCCCAAGGTGTAGGATCTAAAAACTTTTTAGACCAAATTATATCAGATCCTTCAACACTAACATGCCTAATCCTTGTTTCTTTATGTGCAAGTAAAGATGTTCCACACTCATACGGAGCATCTGGTGTTAGGTAAACAGTAGCGGCCCATCTTTGATAATCTGCATGATATACTAATGGGTCTTCACAAGTGCAATACTGAAATCTTCCGCACATTGTATATGTGTCTGTCCATCCAGTAATTTTTTTATTCATAATCATCTCAAATCTTTCCTTTGTTCCAGGAATTTCATATTGATGTTCAGTTCTCTTTCCTTTATATCCACTGTCAGAAATGAAATTTTGTTCTAATGCAAAATCTCTAATAGAATGTGGATTATCATAAAAATTATCTACAACCCATAATGTTGGACTTGGAGACTCATTGAGTTTTTGATCCTTTAAAAAATAATTCATATCAAATATTTAAAATACCTGGAAGTCTTTTTCCACCTTCTTTAATTGCAACTAAATTTGTGGTAACAACAGGAATATGAGGAGACATTTCCCATGTATCTAGGCGATATGATTGAAATCTAATATCTTTATTCCTAATAAATTCTGCTTTACTCTTGTCGGTATAATACCAAAAACTATGTTCGTTCCAAAAACTCACATGAGTTGGATCTTGCCATGCCCCGCGTCCATCTGTAGAAGGAACTTCAATTAAAGCCCAACCACCGTGTGCAAGAACACGATGTATCTCTCTCATTGTTTTAATTGGATCTCTTAAATGTTCAATCACATGACTGGCATTCAAAACTCCAACACTATTGTCTGGAAGAGGAATTCCGTCATTTAAATCACAAATAATATCTGCATTACATTGGTCGATTGTCATATATCCTTTTCTGGGATATAATCCTCCACCAAGATCTACTTTTAGTAAATTATTTTTTTCAGCATCATGTTCAGCAAGAGCATAAACATTCTCATAAGCAAGTCTTACAGTTTCTTTTTGAATCTGTGAATTTTTTTCCAAATAAGTATTGTTGCCAGTTACTCTATAAACATAAAGCGGTTTTTCTATAAAATACATATTTGTATTTAAATATGTCCTTATCATTAATTCATGATCATCACATATTTCAAGTTCTTGATTGTGACCTCCAATTTTTTTATATAAATCAGATCTCCAAGATCTTACATGATCTGGAGCATACCAAATAAATGAAAGACTATGGCTACTTGGATGCCAAGAATTCATTACATATCTTTCTTCTTCACGAAACTTGACTTTTGAATATGACCAACCATGAGCTGGATTATATGGAATAAATTCCTTTTTCATGTTATATTGGATGGCATTACTGTATGCAAATCCAATATTCTCATCTTGATATGCTTTATTCAATTCTTCTAAACAATTTGAAGTAATCATATCATCATAATCAACTTCAACCAGAACATCGCCCGTTCCCTTATGAAACGCATGATGTTTATGATATCCAACATTTATTGAGGTATTTTCTGTCCTGAAAATCTTTACCCTATCATCATTTCTAATTCTTTCTGATATATCAGCCTCTGTTAAATTATTGTTTAACCAAAGAACCCATTCCCAGTTTAAATATGTTTGTGCTAAAATACTATCATAAAGTTCTTCAAGATATGGATTTTTTTTGTGTGCTGGAGTGATAATGCTGAACTTATAATTCATAATCAATGAGATTTTTTCTAAATATTATAACATGAAATTTATATATGACTTCATCATTTGCAAAGAAAGGTTGGCATTATATACCAGACATTATTAGTAAACAAGAAGCAATACAAATTAAATATCAGAATCTAATGGGTGCGATTCATGATCTTGGAGGTCTTAAAACTCATTATGATCCTGAAAGAGGAAATGTGATGTGCTGTTATGCTCCAGAGTCCTCCACATTTGTTGTGAAAAGAATGAAACCTATTCTTGAAGAACTGCTTGGTGAAGAACTCATTCCATCATATTGGTTTACCACAACATATCATAATAAAGGATGGATGAATTGTCACACTGACAGACCCTCCTGTGAGGTCTCTGTAACGATGAATATCTGTGGTGATGCAGAGTGGCCTATCAAACTTAAAGACCTCACAGGGAAGCGTAGAGAGGTCGTTACACCTGTTGGACATGGTGTTGCATATCTTGGAACTATCGTCCCTCACTGGAGATCACCACTACGAACACATAAGAACGATAGGTTTATGCAACTCTTTCTACATTATGTTAGAAAGAATGGTGAGTATGCTGATTATGCTTATGATAGGAATGAGAAATGTTATTCCTTACTCACCAGGTAATTCTTCTTCAGTAGTATTTGGATCATTAATCATCGGAATTTGAGTTACTTGTGCCAGATATTCTGCATTACTTACAGAAACTGCAACTGGTGCATCAGGAAGAGTAAGTGGAAATTCAGAACCATTTGGAAGATCTCTTAAAGCAGTTCTCCAAGTTGTAAATTCTGATGACAGAGCAACACTTGTCTCCAATGATTTTGTGACAATCCAATCAGTCTCGGATAGAAGTTTATCTCGAATACTTCTTACCTCAACATATCTTTTTGTTTCTTGTGCGGTATCATAAGTAGCAATTTCAGCATCCCATTCTGCTTGAGTCAGAATTTCAAGACCATCTTCCTCTGTGATAGTAGTGTCATCAGGGCAAGTCGATAAACAAAAGGGAACTCCATTACTATCCGTCATTCTATGAACAATTTCAAGACCTTCAATATTAGGAGCCACATATCCAAATCTGGGACGACTCCACATTGATGAAGAAATCGCAAAGACACTGGTATTATCTCTATCTACCCAATAATGTTTTAAAAGTTGTGTCATTTTAAATTAATAGACCTCTATCCCATATTTATCTGCAATCTGTTTATCTTGCTCATCCTTTGTTGGAACTCCGTTTACTCTCATCCAACAAACACTAACAATTCTCTCACCAGATTTAACTGGTTCTACTCCATGCAGATAATGATGTGTTGATGGAAATGCGATCAGAAGGCCTGGTTCTGGTTTAATACGAATTCTGTATTTTGGAAATACAAACTCTCCACCCTCAAAATCATCATTCAAAAATAAAACAGTAGAAATATCTCTATCAATAGATTTTTTCCATTGCTTTGTTCCATCAGGATTTACCCATAAGGCTTCACCATCATAATGAGGTTTGTAGTGTCCTCCTTCCCTGTAATATAAAAACTGGGGAACTTCACTATCGTTGATATAAAAGTCATAAAAAGGATTGATGACATTATATACCATATCATCATAAAGAGATTTAACGTCTGCCATGATTGGTTGTATATCGGCACACTCTACATCTCTTACATTTGGATCTACTTTTGACTCATCCTTTTTTGTTTCATTTGATTTTTCGGCATCATAAACACCCATCCTCATTTTGGGTGCCTTCTTTACATATTCTGTGAGATATTTACATCCTTCCTTTGTCACAACATTTGGTTGAATAAGGATATTACCAAGTAAATGATTCATTCAAACTCAATTTCTCAATCTTTAAAAATATTTAGTTCTAAATCGTAACAGGATTTGCAGTTCTCAACCACATATATTTCTGCGGATAGTTTGGGAAAGAAGTTTCTGTATAGATGTAATATCCAGTTGGACTCCCATCAGAGTCTGATGTCGTGCCAGTAGAACCAGATGGTGTTCCTCCGCCATCATAGTTCCATCCACCAGCAGTAGAAGTTGAAACTGTCACATTAGAAAAGAAAGATGTATTGTATGTTGCTGGTGGGCCAGCATTCCATCTTTGCCAATTGTTTTCAGAATTAGTTCTTCTCAAATCTGGATCTAAATCATCAGTTCCTCCAGCGTGTGTGAATTCCATATCATCAAGTTGGAAGTCTCCCCTAAAACCTGTTCCAGAACGATATTTAAATACAAAGTGTCCGGTGCTCGGTGATAATGGACTTAAATCTACAGTAGCTTCTTTCCAAGTTTGTCCTGGTCCTGGATGCTGCGGCCCAGAGATTGATGTTACTGTTGCACCATCAGCAGTAAATGGAAGTGCAGCACTAATAGTATTAGAAGTGGGTGGTCCTGGTGCCCAATGAACGGATAAAGTTCCCATGTTTGATCCATAACCATAATACTTAAATGTCATTTGTGATGATCCACCTCCACCACCACCTCCACCATCGGTAGGATTGACGGATGTTCTTGGTCCAGATCTTGGTCCGATTGATGGTGCAGTACCCCATCCACCAGAAACTCCTGTTGAATAATTTCTTGCTTGAGACAATTCACTACTTGGTGCAGACATGGTTTCGTTAGAAAAATCTATACGATCTATAGTAGCAACAATAGGTGGAGCCTGTCCGCCAGCAAAGTATCCATAATTGGAATTATGAGATCCTGATAAACCATATCTTGCTTGGGGCAAATTATTACCTGGTGCTGACGTAGTTTCATTAGAAAAATCTAATCGATCTACTTTAGAACTAAAAGGTGGAGCCTGTCCACCAGCAAAATATCCATAATTAGAATCAAAAACTGATGTCAAAAGTTGCCTTGCTTGAGTTAATTCATTTCCTACTGGCGGTACTGCTACAGTTTCATTAGAAAAGTCTATACGGTCGATAGTACAAACACGACTCGAACCTGCTGGAGTAAAACCACCACCAAAGTAACCATAATTAGAATTAAAGACTGCTGCTAAAGAAGGTCTTGCTTGAGTTAATTCACTACTTGGTTCTGATACAGTTTCGTTAGAAAAATCTAATCGATCTATGGTAGAAAAAACAGGGGAAGAACCACCACCAAAGTAACCATAATTAGAATTAGAGACTCCTGCTACATAATATCTATTTTGAGATAATTCACTACTTGGTTCTGATACAGTTTCGTTAGAAAAATCTAATCGATCTATTGTACAAACAGCAGATGGAGTAGATCCACCAGCAAAGTATCCATAATTGAAATTAGAGACTGTTGCAAAACCATATCTTGCTTGAGTCAAACTACTACTTGGTTCTGATACAACTTCGTTAGAAAAATCTATACGGTCTATAGTACAAACAAAAGGTGGAGCAAAACCACCAGCAAAGTAACCAGTAGCATTTCCTATAGGGACAGCATCAGCATCAAGAAAATATCTTTTAGCTCTTGCAGATAATTTTGCACCACTATTTACTGCTGCAAAAGTGCTTCTTGCTTGAGTTAAATTACTACTTGGTGCCGTTACTGTCTCATTAGAAAAATCTATACGGTCTATTGTACAAACACGAGGTGGAGCAAAACCACCAGCAAAGTAACCATAATTAGAATTTGAGACTGCTGCTAAATATCCTCTTGCTTGAGTTAAATTACTACTTGGTTCTGATACAGTTTCACTAGAAAAATCTAATCGATCTATAGTAGAAACATAAGATGGAGCACCACCAGCAAAATAACCATAATCGGAATTAGAGACTGCTGCTAAACCAAATCTTGCTTCAGTTAATTCACTACTTGGTTCTGATACAGTCTCACTAGAAAAATCTAGACGGTCAATGGTACAAACAGTAGGTGGAGCATTACCACCAGCAAAGTAACCATAATTGGAATTTGAGGCTGTTGCTAAACTACTTCTTGCTTGAGTTAATTGATCTCCTACTGGTGGCACTGCTACAGTTTCGTTAGTAAAATCTATTCGATCTATTGTACAAGCACTAGGTCCACCACCAAAGTAACCATAATTGGAATTTGAAACTCCTGCTAAAGCCTGTCTTGCTTGAGTTAATTGATTTCCTGCTGGTGGTACTGATATAGATTCGTTAGAAAAATCTAGACGGTCAATGGTACAAACAGTAGGTGGAGCATTACCACCAGCAAAGTACCCATAATTGGAATTTGAGACTGCTGCTAAATCATATCTTGCTTGAGTTAAATTACTACTTGGTTCTGATACAGTCTCATTAGAAAAATCTAGACGGTCGATTGTACAAACACTAGGTGGTTCCCAACCACCAGCAAAGTATCCATAATTCGCAGACTCTGGCCAATCTTCTTTTCTTTGCTTCTTATATGTTTTTTCTAAACCAAATACTCCTGGTGGCATGATATCTATTTCCTTATGTTGTATTTAGTTTGAAACTGCTGCTAACCATCCTCTTGCTTGAGTTAAATTACTACTTGGTGCCGTTACTGTCTCATTAGAAAACTCTAATCGGTCGATTGTACAAACAAGAGGTGTAGTAAAACCACCACCAAAGTAACCATAATTAGAATTAGAAACTCCTGCTGCACCATATCTTGCTTGAGTTAATTCACTACTTGGTTCTGATACAGTCTCATTAGAAAAATCTAAACGATCTATTGTACAAACAACAGGTGGAGCATTACCACCAGCAAAGTAACCATAATTAGAATTTGAGACTGCTGCTAACTGATTTCTTGTTTGAGTTAATTGATCTCCTACTGGTGGCACTGCTACAGTCTCACTAGAAAAATCTAAACGGTCAATAGTACAAACAAAAGGTGGAGTTGTACCACCAGCAAAGTAACCATAATTAGAATTTGAGACTGCTGCTAAACCCTGTCTTGTTTGAGTTAATTCACTACTTGGCTCCGATACAGTTTCACTAGAAAAATCTATACGGTCGATTGTACAAAAATAAGATGAAGAAAATAAACCACCAGCAAAGTAACCATAATTAGAATTTGAGACTCCTGCTAAACCATTTCTTGCTTGAGTTAATTCACTACTTGGTTCTGATACAGTTTCGCTAGAAAAATCTAATCGATCTATTGTACAAACTTGTGGAGCATTACCACCAGCAAAATAACCATAACCATAATTAGAATTTGAGACTGTTGCTAACAGATATCTTGCTTCAGTTAAATTACTACTTGGTGCCGTTACAGTCTCATTAGAAAAATCTATACGATCTATCGTACAAACTTGAGGTGGAGCAGTACCACCAGCAAAGTAACCATAAGTGCTAGAGATGGGAACTCCATCAACATCAGTTCCTTTTTTAACTCCTTTTGCGTTTATTGATTTTCCATCAGAAACTCCTGCCAAGCCAGTTCTTTCTTGAGTTAAATTACTACTTGGTTCCGATACAGTTTCACTAGAAAAATCTATACGGTCAATAGTACTAATATTAGATGGAAAGAACCCACCACCAAAGTATCCATAATTCAAATTTGAGACTCCTGTTGAAGCAGACCTTGCTTGAGTTAAATTGCTACTTGGTGCTGATACAGTCTCATTAGAAAAATCTAATCGGTCAATAGTACAAATATAAGTTGGAGTACTACCACCAGCAAAGTACCCATAATTGGAATTTGAGACTCCTGCTAAATCAGATCTTGCTTGAGTTAAATTGCTACTTGGTGCTGATACAGTCTCACTAGAAAAATCTAATCGGTCAATAGTACAAACATTAGGTGGAGCAAAACCACCAGCAAAGTACCCATAATTGGAATTTGAGACTCCTGCTAAACCAGATCTTTTTTGAGTTAATTCACTACTTGGTTCCGATACAGTTTCACTAGAAAAATCTAAACGGTCGATGGTACAAACTTGAGGTGGAGAAAAACCCCCAGCAAAGTACCCATAATTGGAATTTGAGACTCCTCCCATCCCAGATCTTGCATCAGTTAAATTGCTACTTGGTGCTGATACAGTCTCATTAGAAAAATCTAATCGGTCAATGGTACAAACATAAGATGGACTAGAACCACCAGCAAAGTAACCATAATTGGAATTAGAGACTGCTGCTAAACTACTTCTTGCTTGAGTTAATTCACTACTTGGTTCTGATACAGTTTCACTAGAAAAATCTAATCGATCTATTGTACAAACATAAGGTGGAGTAAAACCACCAGCAAAGTATCCATAATTAGAAGACTCTGGCCAATTGGAATCGACCTGTCTATCATAAACTACATCTAACCCAAAAACATCTGATGGCATTTACTTATTTTTTGCGAAGTTCCTCATTAAATAACGAAACTTTTTCCTCACTTAATTGTTTTGTTTGCTCCTTTCTTCCTTGAAGAATATTATTTGATAGTCCACTAATCTCTTCAATACCAGAAGCAACATGTCTCTGAAGACTCTCAAGGAATGCGATCGAATTACTTGGATCGGCATAGCCTTCCTTAATACGATTCACATCATCCTCAAGAACTGTTGGTGCTGTTGCTCTTCTCATAGAACGAATATTACCACCAGAGACTCCTGTTTGTGCAGCAAGAAGTTCATCAAGGGCCTGGTTGGCAAATCTTCTCTCCCAATAAACTGGTTGATCGGCATCAAATTCTTCTTTTGTTGGAGGATGACCACCGTTCAAATCAATAAGTCTTTGAATTAGTTTATCAAAAAATTCAAGTTCAGTTGTCTGTGCTTTGAATCCAGCATTCAATCCATCAATAAAACGATGAAAATTGAATTCATCAATATCATACCAACAAAGGTCTTCACCACCTTCACGATTCTTCCACCAAATTGGTTGAGTTTTATCTTTACCTTCCCACTTATAATGAAACTCTCTTACAATTTTCTTTGCATCCTGAATTCCATTTAGAAGGTTCTCTGCCACAGACTTGCGGTTGATAATTGCAGCTTTGAATGCTGATGGGATGGTAAAATTATCATGAACGATGAACTTTTCAATCTGGAAGTTTGACCTTCCTTGTGCAAGTTCTCTTTCAGATTCTTTCCAACGATCACACTCCGCAAGAACCTTGAGCATAAATTCATTACTCTCATCAAGAACTTCATCGGATTTTGCAAGAGCAATTTCTTTATAATTATTTGACATAGAACTCCTATAGATATCAGTTCAATTTTTTTTATTTATGTTTGGAGAAGTGATAATCTCCATCGGCATCAGATGAATTTTGTGTAAAGTGTGAAGACAGAAC